GTCAAGCACTACGACCTGAATAAGGGCCGGTATGCGGTCACGGTCAATGTGGGCAAGTCGTATCAAACGCGCCTGCAAGCGGGCAGCGACCAGTTGAGCCAGTTGATGCAGGCCGAACCAGCACTGGTGCCCGTGCTGTCCTACTACTGGGCGAAGTTCCAGGATTGGCCGGGACACGACGAAGTGGCGGCAGACCTCAAAAAGATGCGCCCGCCGCAATTGCAGGACACCGACCAGAACCAGTCGCCGCAGGCGCTCCAGCAGCAATTGGCCCAACAGGCGCAGATTCTTGCAACTGTCGGCCAACAGTTGCAGCAGGCACAGCAGCAGTTGCAGATGGACACGGTCAAGCAACAGGCCATGCTGCAGAAGGCGCAAATGGACAACGAAGCGCGGCTGGAAGAAGCCAGGTTGTCCGCACAGAAGGACATCGACGTGCAGCGTTTGCGGAACGAAGCGCAGTTGGCGGCGGTGGAACTGCAAGCCTCACTGAAACTGAAGCAGGTCGAATCGACGCTGGAGGTCGAGAAGTTGTCGCTGCTGCATGACGCGCATGAATCGGCGATGACGCGGCAGCATGAGATGAACCGCGACCTGACCCAGCACGACCACGATGAGCGGTCGCAGATGCGGGACCACGCCAACGCCGCCCCCCAGTCGGAGGACACCGATGCCCGCGAAGAGTGAGACGCAGCGCAAACTGATGGCGGCAGCGGCCCACGGGGCTGACTTTGCCAAGGCCAAGCAACTGCGGCAGTCCATGACGCTGGCGCAACTCAAGGAATTCAGCGGTCGGGTGGATGAACCCAAGGCTCCCGCTGAAAACAAAGCCGCAGGCGTGAAACATGCGCCAGCCAAGAAACTCAATGCCGGTCGGGAACCTGGACACCCACACCGGCACCAGAATCTCGGCAAGTATCTGCATCCAAAGAAAGCGTAATCAGGGGGACTCGGTATGGCTGATGTCACAGTGAACGACGGCGACTTTATCGTCACGTCGTCGTCAGAATCAGAAGCAGACATGCGTTCGGCTCTGGCCGAGCCAACAACGGAACCGTCTGGAGACGCGGCTCCGGTTGAGGAGGCTGCGCCGGTTGAGGCCAATGCGGCTTCCGTCGAAGACGACAAGAAAGAGGAACCTGCCCCCAAGAAGAAGGGCGCAGAGGCGCGGAAGCAGAGCATTCAGGCCGAGATTGATGAACTGACGGCCAAGCGCCATGAGGCGCGTCGGGCCATTGAAGCCGAAGCCGCTGAACTGCAACGCCTGCGGAATGAACTCGCGCAGCAGCAGTCCCGCACACAGCCTGCGGCGGCCAGTGGAGACGACCCGGAACCCACGCTCGATGCGTTTGAAACCTACGACGCGTTTGTGCGGGCACAGGCCCAGTGGGCGGCGCGACAAGTTATTCGCGAGACGCGGCAGCAGGAACTCCAGCAGCAGCAGCAGACGCTGACGGTGCGCGAACAGGAACAGCGCAAGCGGCAGTTTGCCCAGCAGTGGAGCGAGGCCGCGTCGGCGGATCCGACGTTTGAAACGTCCATTCGGCCTGACCTGCTGGAGATGAAGCCGTGGAGTTATTTGACGCCGGAGGAACGCCGGTCCGCAACTGTGTATAATGCGATTGCGGAAGAAGTCCTCCGGGCGAGTAACGGGCCACAACTGCTCAAATACTTGTCGGAAAACTTCGACACCGAATTTCAGCGCCTTGCCTCGCTGCAATCACCGGATGACCTCCGGTGGTCAATGGCAAAATTGCAAGGACGGCTTGAAGCTGCTTCCTCCATCGGCCCAGCTTCGACGCCGCGACCCATTAGTAGCGCAAAACCTCCCATTAAGCCGATGGGGAGTGCGCCTAGCGCCGGAGACGATGACGAGTTGTCCGACGATTTGCCGGTTGAGGAGTACATTCGCCGCGCCAATCATCGTGACCGCGTTCACCGTGCTGGCAGGTAACGGATCGCATGGCTAATACACTGGCAACCCCGACGTGGGTGACGAAGGAAGTAGCGCGTGGCTACATCAACGCGCTGAAGTTTGCGGCGAACGTGAATCGCTCGTACGACGACCAGTATGAGCAGGCGGGTGCCAAGGTTGGCAACACCGTCAACGCACGTCTGCCCCAGCGGTTCACGGTGACCGATGGTCAGGGTCTGCAGATGCAGGCGCTGTACGACCAGACGGTGCCGATCACGCTGACCAATCAGAAGAACGTCGCGTTTGGCTACTCGTCGGCCCAGGCGACGACGGAACTGAACGACATCCGTGAACGCTACGTGCAGCCTGCGGCGGAATCGCTGGCCAACGCCGTGGATGTTCTCGGCTTCAACACGGTCGTCCGCGACATCTACTCGTCGGTGGGCGTCCCCGGCACCACGCCGACCGCCACCCTGACGTATCTGCAGGCCATGACCAAGCTGACCGACCTTGCGACCCCGCTTGACGGGCGCGTGGCGGTGCTGGACCCGCTGGCGATGCAGACCCTCGTCGCGAACACGCAGACGATTTTCAACCCGTCTGCGACCATCAGCGAGAACTACAAGACCGGCATGTTTGGCCGCAACCAACTCGGCATTGGCGAGTGGTATCAGGACCCGAACAAGCTGGTGCATACGACCGGCACGTTCACGGCATCGACCCCGCTGGTCAACGGCGCAAGCCAGACCGGTTCGTCCATCATCACGGACGGCTGGGCTTCGGGTGCCTCGACCCTGAACAAGGGCGACATCTTCACCATCGCGGGCGTCAACACGGTCAACCCGCTGTCCTACTCGGACACGGGCCGTCTCCAGCAGTTTGTGGTGACCTCGACGATTTCGGACACGTCGGGTGCCATGACCATCAGCATCAGCCCGTCGATCATCACGTCGGGTGCGCTGCAGACCGTGACGGCGTCTCCGGCGGACAACGCGGTGATTACCGTGCTGGGCGCGACCTCTGCCACGTCGGGTACGCTGGCGACCACGTCGTCGCCGCAGTCGCTGGTCTACCACCCGGATGCGTTTGCGCTGGTCATGGCCGACCTCGTCAAGCCGGGCGCGGGTGCAACCGCAACCACGGTGAAGAGCAAGGCACTCGGCTTCTCGATCCGCATGGTCGAGCAGTACCAGATTGCCACGGATCAGAACCCCAGCCGTCTGGACATCCTGCTGGGATGGGCCACCATTCAGCCGCGCCTTGCAGCGCGTGTGTGGGGTTAAGGAGCACACATGGCACTCACCACAACGACTCTTTCTTCGGCAGTCACCTCGACGGCCACGTCCATCGTGGTCACCTCGGCCACGGGTTTTGCGGCAGGTAATCTCATTCTGGTCGATCTGGAATGGATGCAGGTCGCCAAGACCTACGTCAGCGGCACCACGATTCCGGTGCTGCGCGGCCAGGACGGCAGTGTGCAGGTCGCCCACGTCGCGTCGGCCAACGTCACTACGGGTCTGACCACGGACTTCAGCGGCCCCGCGCCGATGCAGTTTGTGTCGGAACCGCAGGCGCTGACCAAGCAGGTGCAGTCGTACTCGGCTTCGGGTGCGATTAGCTTCTCGGGCAACTGCGACTGGACGACGGCCATCCTAAACGGCACGTCGGCGCTCTCGATGACGCTGGCGAACCCGACCAAGGATCAGGACGGGCAGTATCTGCACATCGTGGCGAACGGCAAGGCCGCGCACACGGTGACCTACACGGCGGGTCTGGGCAACGGTGGCGCGTCTTACGACGTGGGCACCTTCTCGGCCTCGCTGGCCATGTCGTCGCTCCTGGTCGCCTGCAACGGCTTCTGGGTGTCGGTTGGCCCCACGGGCGCAACCGCGATGGTCGGCTCCCCGGCCTGGGCGTAAGACAACACCGAGACGTGGTTCCTGCAATGGGGTGGGAACCACGTCTTGCTGCGTGAGAGGACTGCATCATGGGTGTCGTGCGTACTGGAGAGTCGGCTTACGACAAGGAAATGGACAAGTGGGATACGCCGCAGCGTCAGGGCGGGATGCGACCGGATACGTTCCAGGCGTTCCCGGCCATGCTGTACAAGGCGCATCAGCGCGACAACGGTCAGTGGGCCGTCAACGACCCGTTTGATGAAAACTGGAGTCGTCGGTGCCACATGATTGTGCGCGACGAGCGTGAACTGCGGCAGCAACTGGACAACGGGTGGCGACCGACCCCGCAGGAGGCGATGGAATACGCGGATCGATTCCAGCGGGCCATTGCGGATGCGGCAGCGGAACGGCATTTTGCCGACCAGCGCCTGAGCGAAAAGGCCCGGCGCGAAGCCGTAGCAGCAGACGCCGAAACGAACGACCATGTGCCGGAGATTGCTGCGCCCAAGAAGCGTGGTCGCCCGGCCAAAGTGATTGAGTAAGAGGAGCAGCGCATGGCCGCACAGGTATCGACGGTCTACAACCGCGCCGTCGCGATTACGCCGAGCAACACGGTCAATTTCGACGGTAGCACCTATTCGGCCAACGCCGCCACGAGAGCCATTCCCGCCGATGCCATTTACATTGGCGGGGCGGGTATCGTGGTTGTGGTGTTTGAAGACGGGTCCACGGCTAATTTCACAGCGGTCGCCGGGCAAATCCTGCCGCTGAAGTGTATCCGCGTCAATAGCACCACGACGACGGCGACATTGATGGTGGCGCTGTATTTCGTCTAACGGACGCCTGTGCCACCTGTCTTCAGTGCCGCGTGGTTTGACCGCTATCAGCCGTGGCTGCTACGGCTGTTGCGATGGCCCCTGACGGGTCGTCTGCTGCGTCATGCCATCGCCATTCGACCGGATGATGTCGGCTACCGTGGCCGGATTGTGGCTCTGCGCCCTGATTCGTACACGGTAGCTCAAGCAGACGGAACGTATACCCTCGACTGCCGTACACACGACAAATACGGTAAGCGCCTATATCACGCGTTCCTGCCGGTATGGCGGATGCTCCATGCATGGGATATGGCGGTGGCGAATCCGTTGGTGCCATCGCTCAACGCCGGGTTTGACACCCTGACGGTGTATCCCGATGCGGGCAGTCCTGGTGCCACTTCTGTGGACTCATGGGCGGGTCGCAATTTGGTCGATGAGTCGTTTGCCACCATCCGCTCGTCAGCGGGCACGGAGGCCACCAACGACACGGCGCTGTATACGTGGCTGCAAGCGTCCACGACCACTAACCAGTTCGTGCGGCAAATCCGGTCCATCCTGACGTTCAACACGGCTCCACTGGGTCTTACGGCAGCGGTCACCAACGCGACGTTGTCGGTGTGGGGCAACAACGCAGGCCCGCAAAGTCTGGGCACTCCGTCACTGGTCGTATGCAAAGCCACGCCCGCATCGAACACTGTCATCGTGGCGGCAGACTACGGGCAGGTCACGACGAGTGCGTCGTGCAGCACGGTGTCGAGCGTCAACACGACCAACACGGTGTATACCGATTGCGCGTTCAACGCGACGGGCCTTGGCAATATCTCGCTGACGGGCATTAGCCGGTTTGGTCTGACGACGGGGTGGGATGCCGCGGCCAGCTTTACTGGCACATGGGTGTCCAGCGGCACGTCGTACTACCA